CACCCCGCCTCGTCCAAGGCGTCTTGGAGATGGTCACGACGCAGGCATGGGCGAAGTTCCCGTCCATCAATGCCAAGGGCGCGGTGATGGCGAAAGTCCCCGATGTGCCGCTCGAAGGCGTGTGGCTGTCGCTCGAACAGTTCCACGATCCGCGTGGCGTGGACGACATCGCCAACCTGCCGGTCAAGGGTGACCTGCAGCACGACTTCGAGACCAACCCCGACTCGGCAATCCTCGAAGCGGTTGCGACCTATGTGATCGAGACCGGCGCCACTGGTCTCGGCGAATGGGCACGACTGACGACGTGTCATCGACGTGTCGAAGGTGGTGGCGTCGAATGGCTCGACACCGAGATACGACGGGGCGACGAGTCGCCGCTCGTGGAACCGGAGCAGGACACGTTGATCGACGTGATGCTGCCTTACGTCACGAGGGAGTCGCTGGCATGAGCTTGACACCCGAGCAATACGTCGAGTTCTTCGTGTCGGTGGCACGCGGCATGTACGACCGACAGTTGGACATTGGGGCGGCAGCGGAGTTGTGCTTCACCGCTGCCCAACCGAACGCCGTCGCCACGATCGTCGACATCCTCGACGACTTGAAGGCGGAACTCACCGACTGGATTCCATCGGACCTGAACTCGATCCACGAGTGCAGCATCGTGCAGATCGTGTTCGACAGCTTCGACAATCCAGGTGATGGCGAGAAGCGCAACGTCGCCCAGGTCGTGCGTCTCGCGGTCGCGCCTGGTTGGCATTGGTCACACGTCCACGCCAGCCGCACCAACATCGACGACGCGATCACGGCGGTCGGCCGCAAGCACCTGCCGGACTACGCCGAAGATGTCCAGATGGTGCGGCGCACGAAGGCGCTCGGTGACCAACCGATCGCTAGAGGCGGATTCAACCCGTTGTTCCGCAACAACATCGAAGCAGAAGTCGACAAGTTCCGTGAGGAACTTGATCGTCTGTTCCCAACCCAGGAAGGAGGTTAGAAATGAACCGGCTTGAACTCACCGATTTCGAGTTGACGGTCAACGCCAAGATGGCTGACATCCATCGCCAGGCGCTGATCAAGAAGCTCGCCCGCATCGGTGACAACGAAACCGAGCGGCAGAACACACTCGATGAAATCGAGGCGTGTTCATCCATCTCGCAGAAAGCGCGTCTGATCGACGACACACGACTGCGAGCGGTGCAATGACCAATGGCGTGCCAATCATCGCGGCAACAACGCGACTGAGTGACACCACCAACGAACTCACGATGTCGAACGACACGACGCTCTACGGCTGCACCTGGCCGAAGTGCAACTACGTCGTCGAGACACGCGAGTCGGTGCCACGTCACTACAAGACGCACAGTGGGCAAGCCGCGCAGAAGCGACGGGCCGACCGTCGCCCGCGATCAGCAGTCGTCGTCAACGAGGTACTCGAATCAGCATTGGCGTTGCTCGACATGGTGCAAGACCTTGTCGATCGACTCGATGCGTTCGATGCCGAGTTCGCCGACATGCGTAAACAGATCGCAGAGCACGCGATCGAAACCGAGGGCCTCCGTTTGGAGGTCGAGACCAACCGCATCAAGGCGGAACGTTACGACTTGATCATGCAGATGACGAAGGAAGCGAAGCTGGACGAAGGTGTCGACGATGCCTCGTAAGCCGAGTAGCTGTCCTGTATGCGGCAAGCCATTCAAGGTGCGCCGTAAATGGAATGGTGGCAATCCGATTGATGTCGAGTTACCCGACTGTGACTGTGAAGCCGACAAGGCCACTGATGAGTGGCTGAGGCGATTCGTAGCACGAAAGGAACGCGATGCCTCGGAGACCTAAGCCCCCCGTCATCCTCTACGGCGCAACGCGCCGTGGCCGCAAGCATGAGTGCCCGCATTGTCACGGCGTCACCCGCGCCGTGAAGGGCACGTCCCTAGAGCAAGCCATCGCCAATCACGAAGCAACGTGTCCAGCGATCCACCGAATCAACCCGAAGAAAGGCAAAGCGAATGACTGACATACCCGATCGGCCACCAAAGCCGACGAAGAAGATGACCAACGCCATGCAGCGCGCGTTTCTCGCCCAGGCGGCGAGAGCACGCGACCTGCCCGACGCCTACCTGGACTGCCGATCACTCGGCCACGCCTGGCAGGAATGTGAGCCCGACCGACCAGCGAAGTTCGGCGAGCTACACGTCTACCAATGCCTGCGATGCCTCGGCATCCGCGACGACCTGATCAGCCACAAGTACGGCGAAATCCTGTCCCGCGGTTACCGACATGCGCCGGGCTACATGATGCCTGTGCCCGAGGATGGCACCCGGTTGTTCAGCGCTGCGGCGTTGCGCTCCGAGCGCCGTCGTCGCAAGCAGGAAGGCACGCGGAAACTCCCCGACGTGCGCCAGTGGGACGAGAGCGTTGTCGAACCACAAGAGACACCACCCATCACCCGTAAGAATGGAAGGAAGGCAACAACATGAACCCCGAACGAATGCGAGCGGTCGCCGACGCGATCGAAGAAAGCGGCCGATTCATGTACTCGTCGTGGGGGGCCACTCTCGACGTCGAAGGCGACGAAGTCGAGGGCATTTCCACCACCAACGAGTTGGCAGCAGTCGGCACGCTGCGTAAGTGCGGCACGACCGGCTGCATCGCCGGATGGGCGGCGACGTTGGCGCTCGAAGAAAACCCGATGCTGTGGGGTCGTCGCAACATGATGATCAGCGACATGGCTGAGGCGTATCTCGACCTGACCACCACCGAAGCGCACGTCCTGTTCCTCGGTCAAGCGATGGTGCTGGCCGGGTTCTACGAGGGCGACGGTGAGGCGCTCGCCAAGGGGACCGCGATCGAAGCAGCGAAAGTGCTGCGGATGGTCGCAGATGGTGAGGTCGTGCTGTGAGCGAACAAGCTGCCGCGTTTGCGGCACTCGAAGCCATCCAATCGGGAAAGTGGGATCGCTTCCTGCTTCGACTCGGCGCCGCGATCGCACAACGGCGCAACACCCAGGAGTACAAGGACCACGTCAAGGCAAAGGAGCAGTTGTGAGCAACGACGCATCGAGCATCACGTCCCATCCCCGCCAGCCCGTCAACACCGGGCCCGACCCGTTGGTCACTGTCGTCGCCGGATACGTCATCGGCAGCCTGCTGCACGGTGGGCTCGACCTGTCGTTGATCAACGTCGACGCGTCGACCAACGACAACCGAGCCACGTTCACCGTGGAAGGCAAGCACAACCGCAAGCGGCTGCAGATCAGCGTCCGAGAGTTGCACGAGGCATGAGCGACTACGACAACTATGAGATGTATACCGACGACGGAGATGCCTACGTCGCCCGCGAGGTCAACGACCTGATCGAGCGCGGCATGGCTGGCGGCTTCGAACGAGTCCATCTGCTCGGCGAGATTCGAGCAATGATCGACTCGGTCAGCAAGGTCCACGGTGAGGTTTACGACACCGAGCCGGAAGCCGAGATTGCCGATCAGATCAACGAGCGGCTGTGCAAACGACAAGGCTGGCTGCCGGTCAGCCGCCACGACTGGTAACCGCCTACATCAGATGTAGGAACGTCATGAGCCCCCGTCGCCTTCGGGCGGCGGGGGCTCTTTCGCGCCCCGAAACCGGCGTTGCGGTTGGATATAGGCAAATACGACGCGCATCACACGAATCGTGGCGATCGATCCGAGTGTGATTCCGAGCATGAATGCCCCGGCGACCGTGAGATTCTCCCACTCGGTCGCCAGCACTCATCAGACCCGGCGACCCAGCGCTTCGATCACGTTGGCTCCAACGTCACGAACATCGCCCCATCCATTGACACGCCCGCCCTCGGTGTTGACCAACCGGAAGCAGTCGTCCTTCGCCAACAGCACCTTGACGTTGAAATCATCTTCGTTTGGTGTGTACCGAGTCATCCCGTCACCGATCCAGGCGGTGCCGTTCTCATCGAGTGCTACGACCATGCTCTTGTCATCCTCTCCAATGGGTGGTGCGGGTTGCGTTGGGCCGGGGTCAGGGCCCGGAAGCGGCGGCTCCGGTACGTCGGCTCCCGCCCGCTGAGCCGCTTCGCCTTCGACGTCGTCCTGGCTCCATGTGCCGCTCGACGTGGCAGAGGTTGGTCGCCACGGCCCCTGGACGGCAGAGGCCGTGGCAGGGTCGATCTTACGATCCGGCGCATAGAACTGGTGGGTGCAGACGTCGGTGGGATTCAGCCCGAGGCGGCGACAGAGCATGTTCGACAGCAGGAAGTAGGCGTCCATCTGGGCCTGCGGCCAGGCTTCGCCGACGCCGTTGTTGGCAGCTTCGATCGACACCGCGTACGAGTTCATCGAATCCTTGGGAACGTTGCCCTTCGAGAACCCGACCGGCCCGCCCTTGCCGTTGGTGTTCGTCGCCCCGCCCGCGCATACCCACACTTCGCCGTCACGCGCCAGGAGTAGGTTGCTGATCGGTGCATCCGGGGAGTTGTGACAGATGTATGCCGCGTCGTTGGCCGGAGTGGTTGTGGACGCGGTGTGATGCCACATCACGCACCACGGACGCCCGGATTCGTACCCGCCTGACGATCTGGCTCTGTGCTGCCAACCGTCCACTTCCACCACGCTGAGTCCTTCGGCGCGGCACCAGTCGGCGAGTTGGGTGAGGTAGACGCTACCCATGACGTGACCGCTCCCTGAGCACCGGCAGGTCTTCGAACAACTGATCGACACGCAACTGCTGACGCTCGTTCAACTGTTCGTAGATGCGTCGGTAGCGACCGGCACGCTGTTCGATGACACCGATCAGATCATCCAAGTGATCGTTGCCGGTCTCACGGTCGAGCAGGTCGAGCCGCCGACGCAGGTTGACCACCATGTCGCGCGGATCGTCGTCGACATCCCATGCATCTTCCGGTTCGTAGTCGCCGAAGTCGGTCACTTCTTGCCCTTGCGGGCCTGGCTGGCTTTGATCGCTCGGCCCTGCTTGGCAGCCTTGGCCTTGGTCTTGTAGGTCTTGCCAACGGAGCCGTACTTGTAGCCCCCCTTGGTCTTGTGCACCGGCATCTCAGCCTCCCATTGCTTGCATCGCCTTGGCGCGATCCTGCTGTTCGAAGAAGCGCCGTGCGGCCTCACCTTGCATCTGATCCTGGCTGATCGTACGTCCCGGCACTCCGAGCCCGAACCGCAACCACGATTCCAGCAACCGATCAGGGTCGCTGGTCGAACCACCGGCGACGCCAGGGAACAACCGCATCTGACGATCGAGCAACGGGTTCAACGAACGCAGCGCGTTGACCGCCGAGTCCTTGGTGTAGAAGTCGCCGGTCTCGGGGTTGCGCTTGGCGCCGCCGACGAGCGACATCAGCATCGCCGGAATCGTCATCGCCGCGTTGGCCTTGGTCACGTCGGTCTCGTCGTACTGACGCCCGGTGAAGAAGTCCTGGTTGGTCAGGAACTCAGCCGGTGCCGTGAACGCCGGGTTGAAGTCGCTCAGCACCTGCGCCGGGTTCTCGCCACCGAGCGCACCGGCGACGCGCTGGATGTCGTCCTGCAGCCGCAGGTGCGGCAGGTCGGGCGACGCCGCGATCGGCATACCGGCAGGCGGGCCGATGATCGGCACCTTCGACAACCACTCCGGCGTCTTCAAGCCGGTGTCGAACCCGCCTGCTTCGGCGATGTACTCGGGGAAGAACTCGGGCGGCTCAGCCGCGAAGTTGCGAGCGAACGACTGGAAGTGCAGGTACGAGCGGGGCTTCATCCACATCTGCGTGAACTGCAGCGGCACGTTGCGCGACATGAACGTCCAGAACGGGATCAGCCGCTTCATCTGCTCGTCGAACTTGGAGACCTGGCTGTAGTCGAAGTGGATGCGCGTGATCCGGTTCATCGCCTCGTTCAGCGTGCCACCGTGCCGCGTCGTGTTGAGGCCGAGCGCGAGGCGCGCCGGGCCCTCCACCCAATCCTGACCAAAGCGCTGGCTGCCACGCGTGAACATATTGTTGAACGCACGCTCGCTGCGACGTGCCGTTCCCGCCGCACGCGACACGCCGGTCTCGGTGAACTGCGATGCACCCGATGCGAACGTTGCCCGGAAGGCATCCTGAACCGGCGGCGATTGGCGTTCCAGCCACGCCAGCGGATCGTCGGCGTTGGCGTACTTGCGCCACAGTCGCAGCGCCCAATACTGCTCCTGCACGGTGACGCTCTCGGACGAGTTCATGAAGAACGCCGACAACGCATTGCGAACGTGGAAGCCGGGCGACATCGTCGCATAGGTCTTGAAGAAATTGGTGTACGCGGTCAGGAAGCGACCAAATATCTTCGAGTCCAACTGTTCGGCGACGCTGAAATACAGGTGCTTCAAGTCCTTCTCGATGACGAAGTCGCCGCCCTCATAGATGTATTCCAGGTCGGACTTCAAGTGCGCCTTCAACACCGGCGCCAACTCGCCACGCTGGGCTGCCTTCAACATCGTGTCCAGCTTGTGGGCGGGCAGGTCCAACTCGGTGGTGAGCCGATCGAGTGCTTCCTCGTGGGCGTAGAGCGCAGCGGCGATGCGGCCCATCAGCGGGTCGTCGCCGGTCGGGTTGGCAGCCAGCACCTTGTCGATGTCGCTGATCGTGCGGTGCAGCGGCTGCACTTCGTACGGCAGCAGATTCCCGGCGGCGACCTCGTCCAGCTTCGAGCCGAACGGCACGCCCTTGCGCTTGCCTTCCAGCGCCGCGGTCGCCTTCGTCGGCTTCGACAGCGGCTTGGCTTTCTCGGAGATTTCGGCGTGGCGGACGCGCGCCGCTTCCTGATCCTGCAGCGCCTTGGTGTAGTTGGTGCGGACCTTGGTATTGGCCTCGTCGATACTGGCGGCAATCTCGTTCAAGCGCTCACGGGTGACCTGTGTGCGGCGTACCTGGCCGCGTGCCCCGGCGATCTTCGGGCGTACGGCGGCAGCTTCCTCCAACGCGACCCCCGCGGTCTGGGTCTCGGCACGACCGAGCGCGGCGCGTGCCGTCTTCTCGCCGGTGATCGTCTCGGCGATCTGCGGGACGTATTCCTCAGCCACCTTCTGCTGCACCGCGGCCTGGTCGCGGGCCTGGTTGATCAGCGCCGTGCCGTGCGCTTCGAGTTCACCGAAGAACGGATGACGCTCGGGCGGCTTGGGCAGATTGCGCTCAATCTCGGCCAGCTTCTTCTGCAGTTCCTTCTGCGTGGCTGTGGCCTTCTCGACACGCGCCACGGTGCGCGGGTTGTCAGCGATCCATTGGCGCGCCTCGGCCAGTTCGCGGGTCAGCTTCTGGCTGATCCCGCCCGGCGTCTCGGCTTCCACCATTGCCTTGGCTTCCGCCAACGTCGCCGCCTGTCGCCCTACATCTGATGTAGGCGGCGCGGCCTTGGTGCGGATCATCTTGCCTGCCTGCGCCTTGGCGGCGTCGAGCGAGGCAGCGTTGGTGACATTGCCGTCCGGGTCGGTGATCCGCCACACCCGCTGGCGGGCCTTGCCGCCTTCGGGCAGGATGCGGTCGATCTTCCAGTCGCCGCGCGTGTACCTGCCGCCCTCTACCTGCGTCCACTCCCTGGGAACCGTCGCCCGTACGGCAGGCGCCACCGGCTCAACTTCGCCAGGACCGAGCACACGCCACGCTGATTTGCCGCCGTCTTCGGGGGTGACGCGCTTGATCCGCCATTCGCCCAGGATGTGCTCACCCTTGGACCGCTTCCATATCGGCTTCTCTGCTTTCTGGGCCTGTGGAAGCTGCGCCTCGATCGACGATGCGCGGCGCTTCAACGCCAGATACTTCTTCGATTTGTCGGTCGCCAGCGTGCGCTCGGCGGCATCGAGCGCGGCCTGGTCGACGTCTTCCAGCGCGGCAGTCACGGGCGGCGTCGCCTGGAACTCGGCTTCGCGGGCGAGCGCCTGCTGCCAGTCGTTGAGGTCAATCTCAGTTTGCTTGGCACGCGCCTCGGCGTTGGGCACGCTGACGTGCTGGCCGTAGACATCCTCGGCGAAGTTGTTGATCCATTCCTCTTGCTTCTTGTAGTCCTGCAGTTCCTTGACGATCGCCGTCAACGGATGCTCGGTGCGCTGGCTGCGCAGATTGCCGCGCTGGATGCGCAGGTTGTGGACTTCCGCCGCGATCTGATTCGCCTCTTGAATCAGCATCCGCCGATCGGCTTCGGCGTCGGACTTGGCGAAGCCGGTCATGCGACCGATCTTGGCGTCGATCTTGCGAATCTCGTCGAGCAGGTCAGCGTGGTCGCCCATCTTGCGGCTCAGCAGCCGCTGCACTTCCTCGTCCTGCTGAATGATCTGCTGGTACGCCTCTAACTCACCGTTCTGGGAAGCGACGTGCATCGCTTCCTGGGCGGCACGCGCGTCGCCGGGTTCGATGTAGCGCCAGCGCGGCTTGGGGTTGTCGGGGCGCTTCATCGCTCGCCGGATGCGTTCCTCGCGTGCGATGCGCCTGCTCTTTGTAGCGTTCACCGCCGCCCGGTCGCGAGCGTTGGTCAGGTCACGGGTGCGCAACTCCGGGCGCTTCGTCATGACCTCTTTGGCCTGGCGACGTGCGGTGAACTCGGCGCCTTTGGCGCGCTCGGTGGCAGCCTCGAACTCGGTTTCCAGCCGCGCCCGTTCGGCACGAACCTGATCGAGCGCCTCACGCAACTCGTCGACGGTGTACTTCGAACGCGACTTGATCCGACGTTGCGTGCCCGAGCGCAACCCACCGATGCGACGCAGCAGTTGGCGTTCTTCCTGCTCGGATTCAGCGATCGCCTTGGCGATCTGGGTGGCGTTGTGTTCCAGACGCTGCCCGGCGCGCACGGCGTTGAAGATTTCGTTGCTGGCCTGCGACCCGGCGCGGCGTGCTGCCGCCTTCTCCTGAGCGATCGGCGCCCAGACCTGCTCACCCAACGTGTCGAGCGCCCCGGCGACACGGGTGCGCTCCGCTTCACCGGCGAACTGCAGGTCTTTCAGGATGGCCCGCTGCTCGTTGCCCTTCTTGCGCGAGAACTTGCGGTTGCGTGACTCGGTCTTGCGGGTGTCGGTCTTCCACTCGAAGAAGTCGGTGTCTTCCGGCTTCGGCTTCGGGTTCTCGACCGCCATCCAGCGTTCCGGCTCGCCTTCGACGCTGGACGCCACCGGCACACGACCGCCGACCGGGTCGTAGCGACCAGGGATCGCGCCGGTACGTCCCCGGAACCCGGCGAGACCGGTCTCGGTGCCGAACTTGGCAGCGGTGCGCCGGGCAACATCGCGCTTGGTCGATTCGACGTAGCGCCGCCAGGCGGCGACCGGGTCCTGTTCGTACAGCGAGCCTTCGAAGCCGTGGGCGCGCAGGTAGCCGCCCAGCTTGTCTTCCAACTCCGACAGCGAGCCGTTGACGATTTCGATTTCCTGGCCGGGCTCCTTGCCGAGCTTCAACACCAGCGGCTCGACGCTGCCATCGGGCAGGGTGGTCGGCTTCAACCGGCGGCGCAGCAGGAAGCCGCCTTCTTCGAGCAGGTCGGTGTCCTTGATGCCGACGACGCGGCGGAACGTGTCGACCGCCGGGTTCTCGCCCTTCTTCAACTTGTTCATCCAGCGGAACGCGTCGCGGCTCATGACGTGGGGGACGACGTAGCCCTCCAACTCGGGCATTTCTTCGGCACCCGCCGCCACACCTGCTTCGCGCATCCGCTGCGGCATCGCCGTCAAGATGTTCTGCTCGCCGCCTTCTTCGGCGGCACGCACCATCGCCTGGCGTTCCTCCAACGGCGTGTCTTTCAGTTCGCGTGCCAGGTTGTCGACGAAGCGGGCACCGACCGAGCCGAACGTGTTGCCTGCGACACGCTCGACCTGATTGATTTCCAGCGCGCCCAGCGCCTGGTCGGCGGTCATCGTCCCCTTGCCTGCGATGAGGCGCTCCATCGCCTTACGCATGTCCTGGTTGAGATAGCCACGCGGCACCGACAGGGCACGCGCGCCACGACCCAGCGGCCCGGCGCTGATCGCACCCTTGACCGGGCCCAGCGCCCGTGAGATGCCGTAGCTGATGTTCTCGGTGCCGGGCAGGATCGGACCCTTGTGGCCGAGACGGATGCCGTGCTCCAACGTCGGGCTCATCGCCTGCAGTTGCTCGCGGTTGGCGACGTTGACGCCGCGGCGCATGATCTTCTCGGCTGCCTCGTCGCCACCGAGGCGGGCCACCCGTGCGGCATCGTCGGCTGCCCCGGTGCGTGCCAGCGTCTCGGCCGCTTCCCGCTGGGCCCGGCGCAACGTGGCGACGTAGTCAGCCCGTGCGGCCTTGCCTGCGACCGCCCCGGTGCCACCGATCAGGTAGGTGAACGGATCAGCGGCAACGTCGCCACCGAAGCCGAGCACGTTCTTCCAGGCGGCGTTGTTGTGGGGCGCGCCCTCGGCGAAGGCGGGTTCGACGATCGACTCCTTGAAGCCTTTGCGGCCCTTGATGTCAGACCACAGGTCGCCCCAATCCCAGCCTTCTTCGCCTTCCTCGCGGATCGGCGTGTACTCAACGCCGGGCAGCCCAGCCAACGCCTTGTTGAAGCCCTCGGCAACATCGGTGTCGAGCGCCTGACGGATCGTGGCGGTGACCGCGCCGCGGGGATAGTCGAGCGCCGCCAGCGGCAGCATCGCCGCCTTGCCCGCCTTGCCGATCACCCAGCCGAGCCCACCCAGGCCACCGCCTTCGGACTGCGGCTGAGCGCGTGCCGCACCGGCGGTTGCCATCAACCCCGGCGAGGCCATGATCCGATCTGCCAGTGAGCCACCGCCCGCCCCAGCGGCAGGGGGTCGCCGCGGAGGCGGGGCGGGCTGACCGCGTGGCGGCAGGAAGGTGACACCTTGGCGTCGGCGGTACTGCTCACGCGCTGACTGTGCGAGCGGCGAGGCCACGGATCACCGCCCCGGCAGGCGCGGGTATTGCCACGGCATCCCCGGTTGCCCGGCTGCACCGGAGGCGTAGAACGGCTGCATCTTCTGTTGGAAGACGTCGTTGATCGGCGTCCTGCCCGAACGGGCAAGTGCCAACTGCGGGGCCAACGCCATCGCCAACTGCAAGCTGGCGGCACCGGCTTCCTGGCGACGACGCTTGACGTCTTCACCCCGACTGCGGCGGCTACCGATCTGGGCCTTCGGGTTGTCTTCCGGGCCCGGCCGACGACTGCCCCCGAACTTCGAGTTGATCAGATTGCTGAGCCCACGCATCTGGCCTTCGACCAAGTTCTCCTTGAACGGCTCCGAGTACGTCGACAGTCGTGGACGGTTGGGATGCTCCAACGCTGCCATGGATTGATTCAGCGATCCGCCGAGTCCCGGTGCCATCCCCGTCGAGAAGGCGTCGGGAACCTCGTCGCCACCACCCCATCCGAACATGCCGCCGATTGCCTTTGCAGCCGATGCTGCGGGACGTGCCAACGGACTGATCATCGACAGTGGATCAGCGCCTGCCGCCGCCAGCACCGGGCTCAACGCGCCGAGGCCGGTCCTGACACCACTGGACATCTCGGGCATCCCGCCACCAGGCGGGGCCTGGGGCACGCCGCCTTCCTGGCCGGTATTGCGCACACCGCCTTCCAGAATCTGATTGAGTAGTGCTCGTTGGCCCGCGGCGGCGTCTGCGTTGGGGACGTCGCCGCGACCACTGGCTGCCGACATCTGGCTCATGTAGTCGCGCAGACCCGTCGCCGCCGCCTGCCCGGTCGGCGCCATGCGCGCCCCGTAGTCCTGCATCTGGCCGCTGTAGCGATCGAGTTGACGCTGATCCTGTTCGAGATTGCGCTTGCGCGTCGCTTCCTCGCCGACGAATGACTGCAGCGCCTTGCGAGCGTCCTTCAAGCGCGACTCGCTGTTGGAGATGCGCTCCATCATCCGCATCGTCTCGGTCGGGTTCTGCTTGGCGTAATACTCGGCGCCGTACTCGTCACGCGGGTCGGGGATGCCGGTCTTCTGCAGGAACTCCTGCAACGCCGAAGGCTTCTCCGACGTCGTGTAGGCGCGACCCATCTCGTCGTACTCGATGCCGGGCTGCATCAACTGCGCGCGCTCGGCAATCACCGGCTTCGCCATGTCCGCGGCCATCTTGCCCAGCGCTGCCCAATCCGGTGCTTCTTCCTGTCCGAAGCCACCCGGTTTCTGGGTCATCGTCGACGGAATCTGCGAGCGCCAGGTGTTGCGTTCTTCCTCCGACATGCCGCCCGCGACCTGATCGGGGTTCTCGATCGCGGCGCGGATCGACGCCGCGGCAGCGAGCGGCGACATGCCGTTCATGATCAACTTCGCAATCTCGCCTTCGACGCCACCCATCTGCGCCTGGATCGCCAACTCCTGCTCGGCGCGCAACTCCAACGGCTTGCGCTCGGTGATCGGATCGAACGCTTCCGGCGTCGTCGAGCCGAGACCCGACAGCAGCGTCCAGATCGGATCGTCGAAGCTGCCGTAGACGTCCTGCTGGGCGTTGCGAATCTTGCCCTGGTAGTCGATGTCGTAGGGCTCCAACTTGCCCTTCGACGTCAACGACGGCTGCAGCAGCGACATCACCTGCTGATACATCAAAGGGTCCATCTGCGGCTGCATCCCCATCGGGCCCGGCATCTGCGGCATCGGCATTCCTGGCGCGGGCATGTAGCCCTGGGTCGGGTAGCCACCGGCGTCGGGCATGATGAACTGCTGCATCGCCCACAACGACGGATCGACCTGCGGGTAGTAGTCGCCGTATTCGTCGTTGCTCATGACATGCTCCCCCACGGCACGGTGCCCGCCCCCGGCAGCGTCATGCCGGGCGGCAACGCCCCGACCAACTGCATGAAGGCGTTGAGCGTGTCCTGATTCCATTGGTTCTGGGTGCCGACGTTGGTGTCACCGACCGTGTTGCGGCGCGTCCAGTTCTGCATCGCTTCCTGACCGGCGGTCGAGAACATCGCGTCCTGCAGACGCTGATCGAAGGCGGTCTTGCCTTTCGCCTCGGCCATGTTGACGCCGAGGTTGAGCATGTTGCCTTCGAGTCCGAGGTTCTGATCGAACGTCGTGCGGTCACCTTGCAGGGCGCGCATGTTGCCCGCCATCCGCGACTGATCGACGCCAGCAAGCATCGCCAACGTGTTCTGCATCGCCCGGTCGGCCTGCACACCTTCGGCGTTGGTGGCACCGACCTGGCTGGGGTTGACGCCATTGGCCTGCATCATCCGCGCCATCGCGTTCTGTAGGTCAGGATTGTTGGTCTGCAAGCCACCTTCGAACGGATTGACATAGCGGGCGAGTTCGCCCTGAGCCTGATCGAACGCGGTGTTGCCGCGATTGCGGATGCCCTCGATGCCGGTGGCGACGCCCTGGCGAGCAACGCCGTACTGGCTCGGGTCCCATTTCATGTACTCGCTCGGGTCGGGCAGATCGAGCGCCTCGTAGGCAATGTCCTTCGGCTTGCCCTTGCCGATGATTGACGACAGGTAGTCGAACGTCGCCTGATCCATGCCAACCGGTCCACCACCACCGCCACCGCCACCACCGCCACCGCGGCCTCCACCACCGCTGCTGCCGCCACCCATGAACGGCAACGGCGTGCCGTACGGCTGCATCCCAGCGGCTTGGTCGTACGGCACGCCTTCGCCGTGCAGCTTGAACTGCATCGCCGCCTTCTGAGCGGGGGTCATGTTGGCCGAACCGGGAACCTGATCCTCCCACCAGTAGGTGGTCTGCAGATTCATGTAACCGGGCTGGCCGTTGGCCTGATAGGCGGTGGTGTTGCGACCGGGCCCGGTCAACGCCGGGCGCGTCTTGCCGCCGAGCGTGGCGTTCGCCGGGCGCGTCGGGTTGCCGCCCGAGTAGTAGGCGGGCATCCCGGTCGGGCCGTAGTTGGTCTGGGTCTTCTTGGCATTGGCGAGCGCGGCTGCCCGCGCCCGTGCGGCGGCTGCCGCCTTGATCGAAGTGGGAACGCCCCAAGCCATCAGATGCCTCCTACGAGATTGCGCAGGTACTCCAACGCCTGGGCGTCGTTGGCGATCTGTGCGGCTTTCTCGGCCTCAATGTCCATCAATGATTGCTGACGGAACGCCCCGAGGCGCTGATCATTCAGATCGAACTGCTGTTGCTCCTGCGTCAAGTCCTGCTGGGCCCGCCCGTACTGCTGGGCATAGTCACCGAGGTAGTTGGTCATCGCCTGACGCTGGACGCCAGATCGGATGCCGGGCCCGGCGAGGTTGCGCTGCCCGAACTGCGCTCGATATCCGGGGTAGCCGCGCTGGAAGTTCTGGGTCATGTCGCCGAGCGTGCGCTGCCCGCGCTGCTGGCCGAGGAAGCGACCGTAGGCGTTGGTCGCCGCCTGATTGCCGTAGTCGTACTCGACCGCGTTCTTCTGACGCTCGTAGTTCCCAGCGTTGTACGGCGAGTAGGTCGCCATCAGCCGATCCTGATGATGTGGTTGACCACGATGTAGGGCGGCAGGTTGGCGTTCGTCGCTGCAACACCCGCATTGTTGGTACCCGGCGCCTCGCCGTAGACGCCGTGGCTGTGGACGTTGGTGCGATCCATCCAGCCGGTGTTGTTGATGCTGGGACCATCGGTGTTGTCGCGGTTGGCGTTCGTGGTTTGCTGATGACCGCCGCCCGGCAGGGTGTCGTTGAGCACCGCCGTCTCGCGCAGCGAGAACTCCAACGGGGCGCCGCCCGACTGCCAAGTCGTATTGGTCCGCGCCCAGGCACCACCAACGCCCTGCCCAGCAGGGATGTTGGCGTGGGCGATGTCGTAGCCGCGGCGCACATTGCTGTCGTGGCTGTGCTGGACGTAGTGCTGGTGGTTCTGCAGATCGTGCAGGTGATTGGTGTCAACGACCGTGGTTGCGCCACTGTGGTTGTGATTGTTGACGACGTGCGAGTGAGTTGGCAGCGTCGCATCGCGAGCCGTCATCGCGTTCTTCGCACCCATCACACCGAACGAAGCATCGCCGCCCAGGAATCCGACTGCCACTCTGCCACGCGTGTCAGGCAGGTTGAACAAATCGCCGGAGCCACCGAAGGCATAGCCAATGGTGTTGAACAGCGCGACGAAGGCGGGGTCGGTCTTGTTCTTCTGTGCGCCGTCACACAGCGCCCAGCCAGCGGGCGCTACGGGCCCGCCGAAGGCCATCATCATTCCCACCGGCAGCAGCGCGTCGACGTAGCTCTTGGGCGCCGCGTGGGCGGGCAACGTCGGCGGCGTACCGAGCAGACTGAGCGGCGCTTCCATCGCCACCGAGCCGTCACGATGGACAAGATCAGTGGCGGTGTAATCCTCGATCGCCTGGAAGTTCCAGTCGACGTCGATGGCGTTGACCGGCGTGTCATTCAAGATGTTGCGCAGCGGATTCATTGCTGTCATCAGATGCCCCTATGTCGTCAGTTCGCGCAGGTTGACTTTGAGCACGATCGCATCGACGCCCCACGGCAACGCCAGCGTGTGATCGTCGGGCTGGAACTCCAACTGGATCGCTCGTGCCCATCCCAACGATGCACCGCGTGACGCCGGGTTGGCAACCGAGGGACGCACCAACACATCACCGGATCGCTCGTTGACACCCGCGCCCCACAGCGTCCCGTCGTTCCAGTCAGCGCCACCGCCTTTCGGGTCGGCGGCACCCAGCGCACGCCAGAACGAACCGCCCCCGGAGACGACGTGGTAGACGTGCGAACGGCGCTCGCTGTTGGGGTTGTAGTTCCAGAATGTCGAAACCCGCACGCGCGAGTTGGACGGCAACACGCGGGCGATGTAGCGGGGACGTAGAAACGATTTCTGACGTTCCGGCCATCCGGCATCCTGCCAACTGGTGCGGTAGCGACAGTGGTAACCGATCGCCGGTTGACCTTGGATGAGGATGTCGCCAGCGATGTCAGGTTGGCGCTCGACGGCGAGCACACCAGCAACGCCGACGCAGCCGCACGTCACCACCAACGGGTATTCGGCGGCAATGTCGGAGTACTCGACGGTGCAGGCGATCGTGCCGTGCGCTGGCTTGTGACGAATCCAAGCGGCGTGCTCGGGGTCGTAGACCAGGACCGAACCATGTGAGGCGGTGGTGTCGTCGGCCTCCCATTCCCACGGCAGCGAGCACCACAGCCGACGACCCATCCAACTCAGCCAGATATCGACGCCGTTGGTGAGGTTGTCGAGCACCCAGCGCTGGTTACCACCGATTTCCCTGGGGGCCTGGCCGCTGTAGGCGTAGATGCCGTTACGACCGGTCGACGAGAAGAAATAGATCGAATCCTCGGAGCGCGTCACGCACGTCGGCGAGGGCGCACCGACCGACGACGAGACCTTGACCAACTGCCACGAGTCGGCGTCGTAGCCGTACAGCGCCCACACCGAGTCGATCTTGAAGATCAGCAGGTGGTCGCTGTAGGAACGGATGGCGGTGATCGCCCCGCCGCCCTGCTCGATGTCGATGTAATCGTCCTTGGCCCAATCCTCTGGCTCATCGGTGTGCGACCAGCGCACCCGGTTCGGATAGAGCACCGAGTCTTCCTGGGTGTTGGCAGCGAAGATGTAGCCGCCGTGTGGTTCGAGATGCTCGCAGCGCGGCATCACGCCGTGCAGCGGAGTCGTGTAGTTGTTGTTCCAGTTCGCCGACCCGGCTGCAGCTACCGCTGCCCCGAGATTGCCCGCTGCTGGCTGATTGGTCACCTTCCAGCAGGGGTTGCCCCGTCCGCACGCGAGGTACACGACGTTGCCCCATGCAGCAGGGTCGGCGAGATGTGGAACAGCGCCGCACACGGCGCCGAGGTCAACGAACGGAGCGTTGGGACCGCCCGCCCAGACCTTGTTGGCGTTGGTGATGAACACCGAGAACGTGCCGTTCGAGTACGGATGCAACTGCGCATTGCGGGGACGCCAGTTCGTCGCCGGGGTGGCAACGATGTCGGACGGGTTCCAACGCGTCCAGCCGGGTCGGGTGTAGAAGCCACCGAACGGATCGACTTCCATGTTGAGCATTCCCGGCGATTCGTTCGCCTTCAACTGGAAATCCGAACGCGTCGTATTCACGCCGCCGGTGAAATCCGTCAGGTTTATCGTCTGCAGCCGATTGCTCACGGCGGCGTCGTCACGATGAAGCCAGTAGGCACGAACTCGCTGCCGTAGTACGCCGAGACCGAGCCACCCATGATCAACGGACGGTGGTGGACGGGCTCCATGATCGCCCGCCGCGCCAGTTCGACGTCAGCCTGCCAGCGTCCCATGTAGATCGCCTCCAACTGCGCGTCTTCCTGCTGGGCGTAGGCGAGCGCCACCGCGAAATGGCTGATCGGCATGTGCAGCCGGGGATCGCAGTCGGGACTGCCATCAGCGATCCAGTTCAACGGCTTGCGGTAGCCGCGCAGGATGTACTGGCGCGTCTCGCCAAAGGTGATGGCGGGCCACAAGTTGATGCGCTGGCCCCACACCGAGAACAACAGCGACGCCGTCGTCCCGGCAGCGTTGCCCCAGCCGAAATGACCTTCCGCCCATATCTGGGGGACCAACGACATTCGCACGCCGTTGGTGGTGTCCCACAACCCCATGATCCCCGGCTCGTTGACGTTGCCGGGAAGTTCGAGCGACGTCTCACCGGCGGTCTGCTCGATGTGCCATTCGGTTGCGAGGAACGGCCATTGCGTTTCGGCGTTGAGGGTGCGCTCGTAGCCCTGCTGCAGCCATACGTCGATCGTGCTGTCGGCCAGATCGCCGGGGTCGGTCTGCGTTTGGGTCCGCACGATCGAGCGGAGTTCGGCGACGGTTACCACCCGAACAGATCCTCAGCGGTGACGGCCTTGCCTACATCCGATGTAGATGGCGCAGTTGTAGGGGCAGCGGGTGCCACTTTCCCGCGCTTGGACTTCGCCTTACTTGGTGAAGTCACGTCAGGAGTTGGTGTTGTCGGAGCATTGCTGTGACCAACCGCCTGATACCGCGAGGCGGGCGACACGTTGCGATTGCCAGCGGCGTGGTTGATCGCCTTGTCGGTGGCGCGCGCTCCGCGCTTCGTGCCGTAGAACTCGGCGACCGGCATCGCCGATTCCTTGGTGGCGTTGATCGGTCGCTGGTAGGGGTTGTTCGGCTTGGGCATGACGCCATCCTCTCAGGTCGTCCCCCCGGCCCGAGTTGGGGCGAACCGGGGGGACGAGGAATCAGGGCGCCTTGGCGATGCCGGTCAGCTTGAACAGCCGACGACGGTTGCGCACCGTCAGGTTGCCGTAGGTGGTGATGAACGACACGCGGGCGTCCATCGCCTCTGCCGTGGTGACACCGGGAGCGCCGCCACCCGACACGCCACGAGCGAGTCCGGTGAGGTTGTCGGTGAACGGCGACTGCGTGAAGTTGCGGTCCTTGTGGATCACGAGCCCGATGTACTCGGAGTTGATCCCGTACATCGTGCCCGCCGGGCACTCGGCGTCCCACATCACCGGAGCGTTCTCGAACAGCAGGTTGCGGAACCCGAGGTTGGCCTTGTCGGTATCGGTGTAACGCACCTGTGGCGTCAGCGTCGACTCGTAGAAGCCATACGTCGCCGGGTCGGTGAGGATCAGGTCGATGGTGTCGCCACCGTTGTCGCTGGTCGTCATCACCGCCGTCCGCATCGCCGTTTCGAGACCGGCTGCGTCGACGGCGCCGACCGCCGCCTCGTACGACTTCCACCACGGCTCGGTGGCCGGGTCGATGCCGCCGACCGGCGTGGTTGAGTCGATCGCGGTGTCGAGCGAAATCCAGTCGTTGGCGGGGGTCGCCGAGACGTAGGTGCCGTACAGCATCTTCGCCATCTTCGCCCGCATCGTCAGTTCCGACTGCTTGATCTTGGCTTCGAGCAGGTTGATGCGCTGCTCGCGACCGGAGTTCTGGGCCTCGTCGAGACCGGAGATGATGATGGTCGCGAACCACTGCTTCCACGGGAAGCGGGCAGCCGTCAGCGAGTTCGACGGCTTGACCTGAATCACGTCCCATTCGCCGTAGGTGTCAGCCTGACCCTCGGCGTAGAGCAACGGCTCGATGATTTCGTAGCCGCCATCCGCGATCCGCACCCGCCCGTTGGAGAGC